CATCGCGCGCCGCTTCTGCCCGCCGCCAATGAAGTTCCAGCCAATGTCGGGCAGTTGCAAATTGTGGCCCGACTGCCGGTAGTGGAGCTTCGCCGTCGCCTGCCAGTATGAAACCAGCGCCCCGTCAAACTCCTCTCGTGCCGTCTTGACCTTCACTTCCTGCACCTTGATCGTGTGAACCGGACAGCCGAGGTAGGTAGCGTTGTTGAGGCAGTTCATCGCGCCGTACCACGCGCTCGGAAACGTGGCGAAGTTCTGCGTTACCGTCGCCACAACCGTCGATTCCTGGGTCACGAGCCCAGGGAAATAGTCGAACGCCGAGTTCGTGAGCGGGCGCAGCGTCGTGCCGTCGTAGTAGGTGAGCGCCGGAATCTCGCCGGGCGAGGACTCAAAATCCCACACCGCTGAGCGGCTCGTCGGGTGAAGAAGTTCATCAAGCGTGACGATCCCGTATTCGCATAGTAGGTGAACGTGATACGGCGAGCCTTCATAGCCCTCCGTCAACGTGATCTTGCGGATTGCTTGCCATGGGAAATCCGGGTGAGCCACGCCAATGTCGATGCCCACGGCCTGCCCAATCGCTAAAGGCGTGGGCGGAGTTGTCGTCAAGTTGTCATCGCTCATGATGACAACGAACTCGCGCGACAGAATGCGCGTCTTGCCGATCTCGAACACGCCCTTACGCGGCAACTCTTTGAACGATACGACCGTGCCCATGATTCAGCCCTAGAAGATGGTTGCCGGCTGACCGAGCCGGGTCAGGTCGCGGTCGATGCTCGTGGCAATGCGAGTCATGACCTTGTTCAAGAGCCGCAGTTGCACTAGTTGCGGGTCTTGCTGCTGGTTGAACAAGTCGAGCACGATCTGCTGACCTTCCTGCGTCCGCACGTCGGCGGTCTGCACCTGACGCGGGCCGAGGGTGTTCAGCTCGGCGAGGCGTTGCTGCTGGCGGTCGAACTCGGCAGCGTCAGCCTTAGCCCGCTCTTCGGCGAGCTTCCGCTGCTCCTCAAAGGCCGCTTTCTGACGCTCGGCAACTTCCTGCTGTTGCTGGGCTGCGGCCCGCTGCTGCTCCTTCTGTCGGTCTTCGTCAGCCTTGGCGGCTTCGGCAATAGCCCTCTCGTTCGCCTTGACAGCCTCGGCCCGAGCCTTTTCGGCGTCGTCGATGTTCTTCAACTCCTGGTCGAAGAGTTCCTTCTGCCGAGCCACCTCCGCGTCGAACGCTTCCTTGTTCAGGATGCCGTCGCGGGCCTGCTCTTGGGCAGCGGCGATGCCCTCTTGCAGCCGCGCCGCAGCCTCAGCACCGGCATTGCCGAACTCTTCTGCCTTCGTGATCGTCTGGCCGATAGCCCTGTCAACGTCCTCGAACGCTCTGGCGAAGCCTTCGCCGAAGCCCTGCTCCGAAGCCTGCTGCTGATCCTCAAGCCGGGACTGCAACTGGTCGAGTTGGGCGAGACGCGCGGCGGCAGCGTCAGCCTCCGCTTGGTTGCTGGCCTCACGAGCCGCGAGCAAGTCAGCGGTCGCCTGGGCCTGCTGCTCTTGCACGGCGATGATGTCCTGCTCGACTTGCGTCTGCTCTTGGCCGGCAGCCAGCAACTCGTCAACCCGCGCCCGCTGGTCTTCAAGCCGCTGCCTTTCGGCGTCTGCTGCGGCTGCCGACCCGTCCGCGATGGACTGCTGCTGGTTGCGGATCTCCTCCAGTTGGCGAATCCGCTCTTCGCCGTTGGCAACCGCCTGCTCATCGCCGCCCTCGCCAGCCGCCGCCACCTCTTCGCGAACGCGGGCAATCTCGCGCTCCACCGCCAAAACTTGATCGGCTGCCTGCGCCCGATCCGCGTCGCCGCCGAACTCCCGCTGAATGCGTGCCTGCTCTAGAAGCTGGTCGGCTACCTGACGGTCAGCCTCTGCCTTTCGCTCCGCTTCGTCGGCAGCCTTGCGGGTCTCCTCTTGGACGATGCGAAGCGCTTCGATCTGGCGTTCGTACTCAGCCGTCGCGTTGGCAACGCCACGGGCGTACTGCTCGCCGTTCAACTCGTTGGCGTCCGCCTGTTCCTTCAGGTCTTCCAACGCCTGCTGGAACTCAAAGGCGGCATCGAAGCCAGCCTGCCCGAACTCGCCAGCCTTTTCGATGGCACCGTCGAGCGAGTTGTTTCCAGCTTCCACCGCCCGCTGCAAATCCTCGTACGCCTTCTTTTGCTCAGCCGTCATCTCGACGGCAGCGGTAGCGACTTGCTCCACCTTTTCGGAGGTCTGCGATGCGGTTTCTTCGACACCGAAAAACGTCTCGGCAAAGAAGTCTTTCACCGACAAGATCAGGTCGTTGATCGGGCCGAACGCTTGGGTGATCGACTGACTCACGAAGTCGAGGGCTTGGCTGACGCCACGGGCCGCAGCCGCGAACGGCTCCAGTGCCGCTGAGATGAGGTTCAGCACGACGCTCGTCACTTGCCCGACCGTGTTGACAAGCACGCCAAGAACGCTCGTGAACGGCGAGAGAATGTCCAAGATGTTCCCGAGCACCCGACCGAACGAAGCGATGGACGGGGCCAACGCTTCCGCAATGGACTGCGCCACGCCGGTGAATGGCGTGAGCAACTCGCGTCCGAACCCGAGGATGCTCCGCTGCACGTCCTCGAACGCACCGTCAAGCTCTAGCAGTCGGTCGGCTTCTAGCTGGCTGATCGCACCACCGAACCGGCGGATGGCTTGCGTTGATCCTTCGATCTCGCCGAACGCGCGCACGAGGCTCTCGCCGCCGCGACCGAGAACCTCGATCTGCAACTGTGCCTGCCTCGCCGGCTCGGGGATTTCTGCCAGAGCTTCGGCCACGCGGGACGCGAACTCGGTCGGGTCGTTCTGCCCTTGCTGGATTTCTTCAAGAGAAAACCCAAGCTGCTGCAAGGCGTTGAACGTCTCGCCGCTACCCTGAGCCGCTTCTGAAAGCCTCGCCCCGAATCGCTGCACGCCGGTCGCCAGAGCCTCGACGCTGACGCCCGCGCGCGTCGCGGCCTCTTCGAGCACCTGAATCGTCTGGAAGTCTACGCCCGCCTGCCGAGCCGCGAACGAAAGCTCCTCAACCCTGCCCGTGAGTTGCGTGAGCCCCTGAGCCACCGCCGTCGCCGCAGCCCCGAACCCAGCCACGCCAGCCACGGCAAGCGTGAACGGGTTCACAAGCCCTGCCACCGACGCCCCGATGCTGCTGAGCCCTTGCGACAGCCCGCCGCCGAACACACGGGCGAGCCCCTCGCCGGCGGAAGAAAGCCCCGAGAGTCGCCCTGAGATATTGCCAATCGGGCCGGGCAGGGCAGACAGCACGCCGGATAGTTCGTTGAACTTGAGCGTGCCCGCGTCGCCTGCCGAGTCGGACGCCGCCGCGTACTTGTTCGCCTCGATTGTCGCCTTGGCGAAGGCGTCGGCAGATCGCTGGAGAGCATCGCTGTATTGCTGTTCGTCAAGCAGCCCTGCCTCTCTGAGCCGATTCAACTCGGCAACCGACTGCTCGTAGGATTTGTTGGCTCTCTGCTCTTTCGTTAGCCCGGCTTCAATAATCTCTGCGGCACGCGAAACAGCCGCCGCGCGCTCCTTCTCGGCATCGGCGGCAACTCTTGCGGCAGCCGCAGCCTCTTCAGCAAGTTGCGTGTCAAATGCCTTGGCAGCGATACGCTCTGATTCGGCAAGAGCTTCCGCTCGCTGCCTAGCCGCCTCTGTGGCTTGCCTGTTGATTCCAAGAGCCTCGATGGCAGCAGCGTTGTACGTCTCTTGGTCAATCAGTCCTGCCTGGAAAAGATCGTTGTACTTTCCGAGTTCCGCAGCCTGGCGTTCCTGTTCTGCGCGGAACCGGCGAATGACTGCCTCCGCTTCCGCAGTGCGGTCAGCGAGTTCCTTCACGGCCGCCGCTGCCTTGGCGTTTTCGCCAGACAGTTCTGCTCTGGCCCTCGCAGCAGTCTCAGCGCTGATCGCGCCTTGCGATTCCAGCTTAGAGATGCGATCAAGTTCGGAGGCTAAGCGTTCACCGTCCGTGAAATACTGGGCGGTAACGCGAGCGCCTTCGCGGAACGCTTCGGACGCTTCTTTCGCGGCATCCGACAATGACTGAAATTCGGCCGCGAACTGTCTTGCGTCAATCTGCCCAGTTCGGAGGGCAGATTGCAAAAAACCGAGGTCGGTTGCAAACCGCTGCTGCGCTTGCACGGCCCCTGCGGTCGCATCACCGAACGTCTTAAACACTGCCGTGACGTTCGCCGCTTCACGATCCAACTGCTGCAACGCCCGCTCCACAGGCGTAAGGCTCTGCCGAACGCCGGTCGCGTCCGCAGAAATCTTCATCGCCAGTGAGAGCACGTTCGCCATCAGTCGAATCCAAGCTGCTTTTTCAAATCCAAAATCACGTCGCGGGCCTGCGCCTCGTGCTGCGGGGCTTCTTCGACCGGGATGAAGTCGCTCGCTCGCGGTGCCTTGCCCTTCTCGCTGTACGGTGCCAGGATCGCCGAGACAGTCAGGCCCGTTTCGGCCCAACTGTCAGGGATCGCGTGGTAGTACCGCGTGAAAGCCATCCACTCGCCAAGCTCACGAGACGACATTCGCCGCTCGATCTCGCCTACCGTCATGCCAAGATGTCCCGCCAGACGAAACAGGAATCGCCTCGTCGGGCGGATGTTCAGTTTTTTGCCAGTTCCTCCACGTCGCTTTCGCTCATCGCGTTGTGCTTCATCGCCTTGTCGAACAACTTCGACACGACCTTCGCCGACTTGCCCGCCAGCTTCTCGATGCCAGCGTCGTCGAACAGCCGCTCGCCGGTCTCGGGATGGCAGAGGCAACGGGCGAGGAACTTCGTGCGGAAATTGTCGATGCCCGTCTCCCGCTTGCCGATCCACTCCCGCTCGTAGGCATCACGCTCGCCGACCGTCATCACGCGGATGCCGAGGGTCATGTTGCCCCACTCCTTGACCGTGACCTTCAGGATGCCGAGGTCTTCGGCGGCGAGGATTTGTGCTGCGAGTTCTTCAACTGTCAGTGCCATGCTCTTACTCCTTGACGATGCGCCAGATGCCCTTGAACCGGTACACGTCATTCACCTTGGCACTGATGTCAAGCGTCTGGCAGATGGCTTTCGTGGTGAGCGTGAGCCCGCCGCCGGAGAAGGAGAGAAGCCCCTTCATGCCGTACTGGCTCAGGCTCATCGCCGAGGTCGTGGCTGCCGTCGAGAGGCTCGCCAGTTCGACGGTGCCCATATCCATCGCCCACGCACCGGAGGTCGCGGCGGCAGAGCCACGCGCGAGCGGCAGCGATCCGCCCGCGCCGACGCGGAACTCGGTCACTTCACCGATAGCCGTTCCGCGCCAGTTGACGGTCACCCCGGTGCAATAGCCAGCCATGACGGGCCTCCGTCAGGGCGACTAGCGGGCAATACGGATCGTCGCCTGACCCCGGATCGCGTCGTTTGTCGCCAGCGTAAGCGTGCTGGAATTGACCGTGTAGGCCACGGCCGTCGCAAAGAATGCCGTGCCGCCGATGGAGATTTGGCAAGTTCCGGTCGAAGCGTCAGCGATGATGTCGCGGCCGAGGTAGTTGAACTGCACCGAACGACCCGTGTCGGACGTGCTGCCCTTGAGCGGACGGTCAACGGTCGCAAGCTGCGCACCCGTGGTCAGCCCCAGGTGCGAAACGTCAATCTTCTCTTCGTCAGCCGTCGGGTCGTTGTACGTAATGACGATGTTCGTGACCGTGTAGAACGTCGCGCCCAGGCGAAGCGTTGTCCCGGTTCCATCATGCGGCGTAGCTGACATTTCTACGATTCTCCTAGTTCTCGACCCACATCACGGAATACGTTTGAGTGACGCTGTAGACCGGCGGCATCTCGCCGCCCGCCAACTGAATGAAGCCGTCCGCCTCGTTCGTCAGGCTGACGTTCTTCACTACCACCGATTCTGCCTCCCCGGTGCCGAATCCATCCAGAACGAGGCGGCACTTGTCCGCGAGGTCTCTTACTGCCTCGTACGTGGTCGCGTAGCAGTCCACCGTCAGGATCACGGTGGGCGTGCCCATCGGCCCGGCGAGGGTGTGTTCCCGCTGGACGCCCGACCGCCGCCACGTCACGAACGGCAGATCCGCCGTCGCCGGGGCGATGACGGGATAAACCCGCGTGCCGACCAGGGCCGCCACGTCGGCATCGGCGATCAGAGCGGAGCGGCAGACTTGCTCGGGGCTTTTGAGCGGCATGGGCCACTATGCCACGCCCTGCGGCAGGGCTTGCAGCCTAGCCGGGGCCGAGGGTGTCCGTTCCGGTGACCGACCCTTCGTTGCGGAACCGCAGTGCCGCCCACGCCTGCCCCAGCGTCAGCGAGAGTTCCCGCTGGAGGTACTCGGCAACTTGGGCCTGCGTCTGATCCCATGCGGTCTGTACGGGAGGGCGACCGGATTCACCGCCCGCTGGCATGGCAGGGATGACGATGGGCTGGCTTGATTTCCTGAAAAATGCTTTCGGGTACGCGGGGTCGGTCTGCACTCGGCCGTCGCCTCCAACGCCGCCCAGAATCTTGAACGGTCCCAGCCGGTTGAAGCTCGACGCAATGTAGGTTGGCTTCAGTTCGTCAACGTCGTGCAGGACGCCACGCCCTCGGACGGTCTCCGTGATTACCTTCCCGTTCCGTTTTCGCGTCCGAACGAACGGCTTAGTAGGGCTTCGGCGTTCGTATGATCTCGCCTTAGCCTGAGTGATTCGGCGTTCTTTCGTCCCGAATTCCAACCACCACTGATGGAACGCCCGGTCAGGGCCAGCCAGCACCGTGCCGCCAGCCGCGCTGCTGGCGTCGCCAACCGCCGCCCGGTTGTAGCCAATCAGCCCGACAGCGACGCCCGTCTGCTTGTACTTGACGACCTTGTAGTTGACTGCCCGCCGCAGATTGCCGGTCGGCCCGATAGGCGTCACCTCACGCAGCCGCAGGAACGCGGGCCAAATCGCCTTCTCAATCGCCTCGCCCAGCACCTCGGCGGCTTCCGCCTTGGGAAAGAACGCCCGAATATTGTCACGGAGCGACCGCAGCTCCTCGGTGTTGATGTTCAGTTGGATGCCAGCGACAGCCATAGCTACACCGTCTCCTGGCAGAGCAGTTCATGCTCGCTGCGGTTCTCCCGCTCCAGAATTGAGATGATCTCGAACGTGCGGCCACGCCACGAAATCCGCATCTGCTGCGTCAGCCCGGTCAGATACCGCATCCGCACGCGGTGCGAAATCTCGGTCTGCTGCTGACCGGCGAGCAGGAACTCCCGAGCCGTCACGCCTTGGACGCTGGCCCACACGGTTGCGAACGTCGTGTCGTAGACCGGCACCGACTCGCCCATCGCGTTCTTGTTTTCGCGGTAGGCCAGCACGGTGATCCGCTCGCGGAGGTCGCCCGCCTTCATCAGACGATGCTCCCCTCGCCCACGATGACGATCTTGTACGTGGCCCCCACAGTCGAGGCGACGAACAGGCTGGACGCCGTCGTGCCCGCCGCAGTCGGGTTCGTGGCGAGCAGCACGCCCCCAGGCGGCACGCTGCCCGTGTAGGCTCCGGTCACGGTGAGCGTGCGGGTCGCGTCGGTGTTCTCGATGTAGAGCACCTTTGCCGCCGTAAAGGCAATCGTCACGCTCGCCCCGTCGCGAGTGTCCGCCAGCGACGAAAGCTGAAACGTATCGGTGCCTGCCGACGTGCGGGCATCGCTGTAGATCACCTGGGCTTGATTCGCCCCGTCGCCGTCGCTCAACGCACGGAAGTATTCCGCCTTCGTCACGCGGGTGTTCGTGGCGATGTCGGCGGTGTCGGTCTCAATCCCGACGATGCGGCAGAGGATCTCGGCTGACAGGCTCATGTGTATGACCCCCACGACACGCTATCGAGCAGCCGCATCGCCGCTGCGGGCATCTGCCCGTCGCCACGCTTCTCATACAGTTCGTGAACGCACATGAGAATCGCCGACTTGACCCGCTGCGGCACGCTGGCGGCATCGCCGTAGCCTGCCCACCACGAGACCGTGACCGAGTTCTGGTCGAGCAAGTGCGAGGGCCACGAGCCACCGTAGAGGTTGCGGATGACGCCCGGCGTCGAGTCGCGGTCCACCCGGTAGCTCGATGCCGAGAGCGTGGCCGTGCCGCCCGCCTCGCCCGTGACGTAGGTGATCGTGACCGCCGTGGCTGTGCCCGAGGCGATCATCGGCGGGCGGGGCAGCTCGATCTCTAGAGGGAAGGCGTCAAGCCGCATCACAAGCTGCTGCGTCACGAGAGCCCGGTCGATGTAGTCCTCGACCCACTCGCGGGCGGTCGTGATGTAGCTCTGAATCAGAGCATCGTCGGCGGTCGTATCGACGCGGCAGTGGTTCTTCGCCTCGCTCAGCGTCACCGGCTCCACCGCCGGGGCGGTCGCACGTCTCAGGCTGCGGTAGCGTCTCATTTGCGTCGCCTCCTGGGCGTGAGGTCAGCCGACTCGGCCACCGGCTCCACGCTCGCCGTCTCGATCAAGTCCTGCTGTGCGTTCCGCTCCTCGACCGCGTACTCCCACGCGATGAGGCTTTGAGCCTGCCGCTCGGGAAGGTCGATCACCTGACCCGCCTTGTAGGCACCGTGTGCCCTCGTCAAACGTATTTTCATTCGTCACCTACCTTCCATGCAGACTTCGGCGGCTTCCGCGTCTCCTGCCACTCGTTGCAATACTGAAACACCGGCTGACCGAGTTCCTGGCTGGGCCATGTGATGACGTACTCGCCGTGACCGATGCAGACCCGGGGCGTGATGTAGAGGCGATTGCCGCACGCCTTGAAGCCCTTCCAGAATGCAATGTCAGAGTCGGTTCTGCCTTCTCCCCACCCCCCTTGCGGATCGGGCTGCTCGTGGAACCACGGCTTCTTCATCCGCCGCAGGGCAGCGGTCGAGATGATCGTGCAACCGAAGTGCGCGGTGTCCACCTGTTGCACCGGCTGACTGAACCACTCGCGGGGCACCTGGGTCACGCCGCCGGCTGGCGGATTGTCGAGTGTGTCGAGCAGCGTGAGCATCGGCCTGCCGTCCTCCCTCTTCGTCTGGAGCGGAGCCAGGGCGTCGCACTGGAACGTCATGGCGAGGGCGAAGAGATGCTCGATGTTCTCCTTCGACACGAAGCTGTCCATGTCGAGGGTGATGATGTACTCGGTGGTCGGCTCGAACTTCTCCAGCATCCGCGTGAGCACTTGGCTCCAGAACGCACCCTGCCCGAGCGTGGGGCGGATGTGCAGCGGCATCATCGCCTCGATGAACCCGAACACGTTGATGAGCGGCCCGAAGCGTGGCCCGCTCAGGATCGCCTCGCACCGCACCTCGACCGACGAGCCGCCGACTTGCACAAGCATGAGTGACTCCAAAACAGAAAACGGCGGGGAGGCTCACGCCTTCCCCGCCGCTCACTGTGCCTGTCGTGTCAAGCGACTCAGCCGATGGCCTGGGTGTTCACACCACGGCCGGCAGCAGTCGTCGGGCCTTCCTCGCCCTGGCTCAGGCGGCACGTCGTCACGACGCCGCACGTCGAAGCCGGGGTGGCGTACACCGTGAGGTAACGCCGCTTGCCCTTCAGGTCGATGTCGAACCGATGGGCGTAGCCAACATTGCCAGCAGTCGAACCGGCAGCGACCGTGAAGTCGGTGCCAGCGA